GATTCCAGAGTTATAGGCGGAACAGTGTTTGGAACCGTTTAATAAGGAGTTATTAAGACATGGCTATTACTAGTGGACTTTGTAAAGTAAGCGGAAGAGTTCTTAAAATAGGAACATCATCCGAAGTTCAAGAGATAGTTCTCCCAGATACAGTAGACTTCTCTCAGTTTGAGAGAGGAATTGTTGCGTTACCTAGTAACGACCCGATTGCAAGACTTATTAAAGAATACGGTGAAACTCCCTTTTATTCGGCCGTAGCCGCAGTGAATTCGTTCTTTTTGCGCACTGAGGTTAGATCATTAATAAAAGAAGCGGATCAGCCTATACTTTATAACAGAATACAAACCGAAACGGTTTTTACTCCAATAGAAGTGGCAAACTTTATAATCGGAATAGGTTATACTCCATTTACGTTAAGCATAGCTACTACAGTTATTAGCATAAACCTTATAAATGAATTCGAAGGCTTTTACACTCAAAACTTTACAAAAAATACGATAGGAAGCTTTTGCTCGATACTTCCTAATATATTCGGAGCAGTGGGTGCGTTCTTTACAGCTTTACAAACTTTAGATACAACAATACAGAGTTTAAAAAACTTTGCGTTAAACTTTTCTCTAAGCTCATTATTGTCAACACTAAAGAATAGTATTTTAAGTATAATAGATAAAGTTGTATCTCAAGTAAAAAGCATTATTGAGAATTTTTCTTTAGCAAACGTGATTTCAAAAAGCATTCAACAGGTAGTAAAGATAAACGAAGCAGTATATGCAAATTTCCAAAAGTTAAAAACATCAGCTCTTGCTTTTTTTGACGAGCAGAACGTTGATAATTACAAATCCGGTATAGAAAAATTAATTGATTATGCAATGTCAATCTTCAAAAGCCCGACTATTCAAGAAGTGCAGTTTCTTTTATATCGCTTTTGCAGTTTTGCCGCTCTAATAGAAAATGCAATTTTCTCTCTTAAGAATCCACTAGAAGCATATGTTAATTCATATACGGAAACTGTTTCAATTCTTCAAAGTAATTCTTCAAGAAATACAACACGTGCAACTGCGGCGGGCGCTGTTCGTTATGATAACCAAGTTCGCCAAACCGGTATAAATACAGGTAACGAGTTATATGAGCAGGCTGGAAATCCACCACTCTTAAATGCTGAAGATTATGAAGATATCACTCCTTGGAACGATGGAAAAGGCGATAGCAGAATTACGTTTGATGGAAACAGTTTTAGAGATAAAAGACCTGGTCTTGGGCGAGCATGTTGGGATGAATTAAATCCTAAAGTAAAAGCTCAGCTAATGAGGGTTCAAAAACAATTTGAAAGACAACTGATACTAGTAAGTGCAGTCAGACCTAAATTTTATAATGATGAACTTAGAGCTAGAGGTGTTGGAGCGGCTAAGAATTCTCTTCATATAGCAAAGATAGCAGTTGATGTAAAGTGGAGCGGTTTTAATTATGACACTAAAGAAAAATTCATAAAAATAGCATTAAGCAACGGGTTTACTGGAATAGGAAGATACTCTAGTTTCGTTCACGTAGATATAGGGCCAAGAAGAGAATGGTAGTACAGATTATAACACCAGTTAAGAAAAAGCTTAGCTTATTTTCTGACATTCATAAAGACATGACACAGAATCCGTTAACTGAGGATCTTTCTCTAAAGCGAGACGAAGAGGCTGTGAAGGAGTCTATTAAGAACTTAATCCTAACGAATAGAGGCGAGCGATTAATGCAGCCGCTAATCGGTGGGAATGTTCAAGCTATGCTTTTTGAAAATAATACTCCGGCAATAATTAAACTTATACAAGAACAGATTAAGACCGTAATTCGCGAATACGAGCCAAGGGCAACACTTATAGATGTATTAGTTCGTTCATCAATCGACGAAAGCACAGTAGAAGTAGACGTGTACTTTTACATAAATAACGTTGCTGAGCCTATAGCAGTCACGGTATTCCTAGAGAGGATAAGATAAAATGGCTACAAGACCAATAAACGAGCTAGATTTTGCCGCCGTAAAAGAACAGTTTATAGATTACTTAAAAGGCCAAACTCAATTCAAAGATTATAACTTTGCTGGCTCGAATATGAACGTGCTGTTGGATGTCCTTTCTTATAACACGTATTTGAACAACTTCTATACGAACATGGCAATCAACGAGATGTTTCTTGACTCGGCAATTCTTAGAAACTCTGTGGTATCTCATGCCAAAGAACTTAACTATCTTCCTAGATCAAGAGTTTCCGCAAAGGCAGTCGTGAACGTTAGTATAGTTAGTCCTTCAACTGTAGGAACTATCATTACGATACCTAAGTTTACGGAGTTTCAATCAAACTACGAGGGCACGTCATATACGTTTTTAACTAATCAAGCATACCTAGCAAAGAGAACGAGTGGAAACACGTTTGTTGCTACTAACGTTGAAATTTTTGAAGGTGACATACTCACCGCGTTTGAAAAGGACGGTTTCTTTCTTGAAGAAAACAACAACTTTAAGTGTACACTAACAAACGAAAACGTAGATACGAACTCTATAGAAGTGTATGTCGACGACGAAGCAACAGAAGGACAGAACCAATTCTTCTATACTCCGTCAGTGTATGGTGTCGAGCCAACGAGCAAGGTGTTCTATCTAGAGCCGTACTTTGATAACAAGTACTCGGTCTATTTTGGAAGAAACTTATTCGGTGAGCAGCCAGCAAGAGACATTGACATAAAGATACAGTATAGAGCTTGCAGTGGTACAGAACCAAATGGCGCAAGATCTTTTACTACAACTTTTATTCCAAATACTACAGTTACTACAGTAACACCCGCAAACGGTGGAGCTGAGAGAGAAAGTTTGTCGAGCATAAAATTTATCGCTCCTAAGTCTCTTCAAGTTCAAGAGAGAGCTATTACTGCCTCTGACTATGAAATACTACTAAAACAAAGATTTCCCGAGATAAGAAGTGTTTCTGCGTATGGCGGAGACGAGTTAGATCCGCCACAATTCGGTAGAGTTGCAATTTCTGTTAACTTGCAAGGAGAAGGGTTCTTATCAGAAACGAGCAAAAGCTCGTATGTAAGATACTTATCAGATAAAACTCCAGTTACGATCGAACCTATTTTTATAGATCCAGAATTCATTTATGTTGAAACTGTAGTTGATGTAAAGTATTCAGCAAAACTAACGAATAAATCCGAGCAGGAACTCGAACAGTTAATAAGAGCTGCGATATCAACATATAATCAAAACTTCTTAGATGATTTTGGCGAAACTCTTAGATCTTCTAAGTTGTCGACTATAATTGACGACGTTGATGGCGGTCTATTAGGCAACGAGCTATGCGTAAATCCAATCATTGAGTATAAGCCTACTCTAAATCTTGAGCTGAATCCAAAGTTTAAGTTTGAAACTCGTCTTGTAAAACCATATCCATACAAAGCCGTTAACGGGTTTACAGATTTTAAACCATCGGTCGTAAGTACAAACTTCGTGTACCGCGGAATTACTTCTAAGCTTCAAGATGATGGAAGCGGCAATATGCAGGTTATAAGCTCAAACAACATTAGTATTGAAATTCTAAATCCAAGCATTGGAACTGTGAATTATACTACCGGAGAAGTTAGACTAATCAACTTTGCCGTTGAATCATTTACCGGTAGCGCAATTAAAATATATGCTGCTTCTACATCAGCTGACGTAACCGCGCCAAAGAGCCGCATATTATCAATAAGAGATGAAGACATTTCAATTAACTTTATAGAGACAAACTAATATGTCTATAGATAGAATAATTTCCTTTCATATTGAAAAACAGTTCCCCGCGATATACAGAGAGCAGGGGCACGAGTTAGTCGACTTTGTAAAACAGTACTACAAATTCTTAGAAGAAAACTCAAGTCAGTCTATATACAATGGAAGAAGATTGTTTGAGTATAGGGATATAGATACTACTCTAGAAAGAATGTTAATCTTTTTTAAGAATAAGTATCTTGCAGACCTTCCGTTCAATGACGATACGGTCAGAATAATCGTTAAAAATATTCTTGCTCTCTATAGAAGAAAGGGTACTCCTGGTGGGCTGGAACTATTCTTTCGTCTATTCTATAATGAATCTATAAAAATATATTACCCAGCGCGAGATATTTTTAAACCATCAGACTCACAATGGAAGCAAGGTAGCTTTCTTCAGCTAGCACCGAATGCTGGAGTGTTTACATCAACAAAATTATCCGGCGAGTTTAGCTATAACGACATTGTGAATAGGCCAATCATCGGCGCAGCCTCAAGAGCTCGTGCTACCGTTGATAAAATTAACTTTATCATAATAAACAATTCTTTTACTCCAATCATATTCATTAACGATGTCACTGGAGTCTTTATTGGTCTCGAAAATATCATATGCGAGATAAACGGTGTACCAGTTAACTTTGGAATCATCAACGGTTCTCTTACGTCTATAGACATAGATTTCCCTGGACCTGGCGGTAACTCTCTTGGAGATTTGGTTACTATAAGTGGATCGCCCAATGGAATTGGCGCGACTGGTATCGTTACTGGTGTAACAGAAAGCACTACGGGTACGATAGAATATAACCTGTTAGACGGCGGCTGGGGATACAGCATAGATAGCGGCAGGCTTCTAGTTTCGGATCAACTCATCTTCGTTGATAATGCTTCAAGAAACTTTAACCTTTTGGAAACCCTTGAAGACGACTCTGGAAACAGAGGGATTGTAGTCGCGCAGACCGATATTTTGGTTGCTGTGAAGATGGAAGCTAACTCTAGTTTTACAAACACTTCAATCATAGAAACTGTAGATAGAAGCACAGTCATTGACATACAGACACTATCTTCGTTCCCTATAAGAGTGACTCCAAAGAATAGTACTTCTCCAGGGCCGCTATACCCTGACACCGCGAATACAAGTAGCGTTATTGTGGGAGAGATTACAAATACTGAAAACGTAGCTCTCATATTTGATATCATTGGCGATTACGCAAACGTGCATCTAGATTCTTCGAATTATAATGATGTTCCTCCTGCGTTATCACCCATGTCAGGAAATACGGATCCTGTAACCATTTCTACAACACTACAAGATGCGTTTAATCTGGAGAGGTTTGACATCGGAACGATCGTTAGATTTGAAAATATAGATCCTGGCATAAATTACGTAAACGACGCGTATGCTCTACCGTATGACTCTAGAATTAATCTTCTTCAAAGAAAGAACCAGCTCGTAACTCTCCAGACAGTTCCTACGGCACTCAATATAGGTGACGAAATAACTCAGGGATCGTTTAGAGGAAAGGTTCTTGCAATTACCGATAAAACACTTACTGTAAGACCGTATAGGTATTATGGCTTTAACTCAACAACACCGATCACATTCGGCGGAACGAATTTCAATGTAGTAGCAGTATCATATGATTTTTCAAGCAGTGATGTTGCCGGAAGAAATGCGGTGATGGAAGCTGAGACAGATTTTGCTGTTGGAAGAATTAGCCGCGTAAACATTATTGATTCAGGCTACGGCTACGTTCATAACACGGTTGCGGATGTTTTAAAAAATGGTGAGCTCGTTTCTAGAGGAACTATTTCAGCAAGAGGGCAAGGATCCACTGGAGGATTCTGGTCCACGTATAATTCTCATTTAAGTGGATACGTTTCGAAAAATGAAAGTTTGGAATACTATTCACCTGGAAAATATATACAAGATAGCGATTACTATCAGGAATATTCTTACGAGATACAATCAAGACTTGATACACCAACTTATGAGCAATCGCTCAAAGAGACTGCTCACGTGGCTGGAACAAAAGTGTTCGGAAGATTTAATCTTGAAGAAGTTATTTCTACTCCAATATCTTCCAGAATAGAAATTATACCACCCGTGTGACGAACCTTAGTATAAATAAAACAAAAATCTAGAGGTAGTAATGACAATAATCACTAGTAAGTATAGGACGGACACAACTCGTCGTTTTGTAGACGACGTTTATTCGAACGATTACTATCTTTTTATCTCTAGTGTTTCAAACACTACATTTTCAAACACAAATGACTCAAAGTTAACTTTTTTAGAAAAGACTTTGTTTGGAAAACAAATATTGCCAGAAAATGTTTTTTATATGATAAAGAATCATATATGGGTAACTGGTACAGTATACGAACAGTATGACGATAAGCAAGAAATATCGAATAAAAAATATTACGCGGTCGTGTATCCGCAGAACAATGAAACCGGTGATTATAAGATATATAAGTGTTTGTTTAATAACTACGGAGAGCCTTCAACAAATCCGCCGAACTATAATACCTCAACACCAAATCAAGTGTATGAAATGCCAGATGGATACGTTTGGAAATATCTATACACGATTAGCGTTTCTGACTTTGATAAGTATAATTCTAGAGGTTACATTCCGATATTTTTGTCTGAAGCAAACTCTTCTGTATCAGACACAAGCTCAGTAGATCAAATATTTGTAGAGAACCCAGCGGAAAATTCTGGATACGAAAAAGTTTTAGGAACGATAGATGAAGTTCTTGGTGGCACGCAAAATACCGTAACTATTATTCCTTCTGCAGCCGGAACTCTAAGCGCGATTGAAAACTACTATTCAGGTTACACATTCTATGTAACTAACGCAATAAATGAATCGCAAGTGTATGAAGTAGATAAGTATGTGTTTAATCCTTCTACTGGAAAGGCGATTATTACTTTAGTAGAAGGAATTCCTGTAGACGGTGTTCTAGTGAATTCGGCTGGTTTCATCTTACTTCCTAGAGTAGAAATAAGAGGGGATGGAACCGGCGCCGTCGCAATACCAAACGTTTCGACGAACGGAGTCATCACAAGTATTACTATTCTAAATAAAGGTTCTGGATATACAAGAGCTGTCGCAAGAGTTCCTGATCCATTTGCATTCGATCCAACAACTTTAAATTCTTTAGATGAAAGAGTGATACTAAGACCTGTTATATCTACACCTGGCGGACATGGATCTGATTTGGTTGATGAGTTATCATGCCGTCACGTTTTATTATACACAGAAATAACTCAAAACGATAATCTACTAATACCAACTACAAATGAGTATCGTAGTGTAGGCGTGGTTAGAAACCCTGATTTTAAAGTTTTTCCTTATCCAACGGTGTTCGATAATCGTATAGAAGTTGCTTTGGATACTAATCCGTTTTTTGTAAATGAAACTGTGACGCAGATAGAAACAAGTAACACGAGCAGTATTTTCTTTAATGAAACTCGTTTTTCAGCAAAAGTTCACGCTGTTTCTGGAAACTTTGCTTACCTAGCAGAATATTCCGGCCCGTTTCCGAACGACGTAGGAACATACGCAAATAATGATTTTAGTGATATATCTTTGGATGCTACTTTACCACTAGTTTCTTCTCTGAACCAATTAGTCACGATAAATATAGATAATAACCCAAGCTATGGAAGTGGGTATAGTTCTACTTATCCTGGATTTAAATTATCGCCATATATTCAAAGAACCGGTGAAGTTTACTATATAAGTCAATTTCCTCCTATCACTAGAACAGCAAACGCAAGAGAACAGTATAAAATCGTTCTTGAATTTTAAGAGAGAAGCAGATGCCAATTAATACAGATCTTAATGTTGACCCATACTTTGACGATTTCAGAGTAGAAAAGCAATTCTACAAAGTGTTGTTTAAGCCATCTTTTGCAGTTCAGGCAAGAGAGCTTACGCAGATGCAGACTATTCTCCAAAATCAAATAGAACAGTTTGGCGACAACATCTTCAAAGAAGGGTCGATCATAAAGGGATGTAACTTTTCAGAGCTAGGTGACTTGAACTTTGTTAAGTTAACAGATAAGCCAAATTTTAATGTTGAATCTTACGTAGGGTTTTCAGATACGGTAACTATAACTGGGCAGACCTTTACGAGAGATAATACGTTTGAATTAAGAGGTGCGGTCTCTGGTGTTACTGCAAGTGTAATTGCTGCGACTAGAGGATTTGAAACAAGAAACCCAGATTTAAATACCTTCTACATCAACTATACAACAACTTCTGCAGGAAATAAGACGTTCCAAACCGGTGAGCTTCTTAATATCTGGAAGATAAGCACAGTTGAAGTTGGCACGAATATTAACAGAACAGAACAACTTGTCGACTCAATAAACGTAACGTCATTCTCAGGCGCCTTAGGAAACTCATTCGGCCTAAGATCTGCACCAGGCGTTATATTCCAAAAAGGACACTTCCTCTTTGCTGAAGAGCAGTTAGTTATCGTTTCAAAGTATACGAACATTCCGGACAATGTTTCTATTGGATACTTGGTTGAAGAAAGACTTATAAATTCGTTCCAAGACAGTTCACTTCTTGATAACGCAAACGGGTCGTTTAACCAAAACGCGCCTGGAGCTGATCGTCTTAAACTCATACCAGTTCTTACTGCGCTTCCTACAGACGTAGCAGATGGAGACACTACGTTCTTCACACTTAGCCGCTATACAAATGGCAACGCTGTTACTCTAAGAGACGTATCCCAATATAATGCTCTTGGCGAAGAGATGGCTCGCCGCACATATGAAGAGTCTGGCGATTACATAGTTCGTGACTTCAAAACGAAAATAGTTAGAAGAGATGACGGTCTAAAAGCTTCTGTCGGCACAGGTCTTGCTTACGTTAAAGGTTACAGAATTGAAAACTTAGGCGAAGTTCTTCTAAACATTGATGATATAGCAAATACTTCGTTTGACGAAAGAACGAACCAAGCAATATCATATAAGTACGGCGGATATCTAGATCTCCTTGACACTGCAACCTCAGGAACAATAACTCTTGGTGATTTTTCAACAGTTACACTTAAAGATGAGACTGGGTCTAATGCTGGTACCGCAAGAGTTAGAAACGTCACAAACGATAAGATCTTTCTCTTTGACACTCGTTTCGTTGGAAGCAACACGATTAGAGACGTAGAAAGAATAGTCGGAAATACTGGATATCTTACTGTAGCGAACAACTCTTTAATTAAAGAGACCTCAAGTGCTTCAATGATATTTGATACTGGAATGATAAGTGTAAAATCAACTAGTGGACACGTAATACCAGTCAGAACATCCAGATCGTTGACTGGCCTTTCTGGAACAACTGTCACGATATCTCCAGCGTCAGGAGAAGATTTTAGTCTAAGTAACGATGACATACTATTTGTAGACGGAACGAATGTTAAGATTGATGTTGTAAGCAGCACGATCGTCGGCGCCGATCTAGTCTTAACACTAGCAAGTGCTCCATCTTCAACGGCTACAGTATATTTCAATAAGAGAGTAGTCAACGTAAATCCTTTCACGAAGATAAACGAAGATCTATATGTTAAGTGTACGTTTGCGAACAGTGATATCTCAACGACGGCAAAATATAACCTAGGTTTCCCAGATGTTTACGAAGTGGTAAGTATTACGGACTCTGCAAATAACGATGTGACTACTAGCTTTAGATTAAGATCAAATCAAAAAGATAACTACTACGATCACTCATACATAGAATATATCCAGGGAAGACCCGCTCCTTCGGATGGGGATATGACTGTTCATATGAAGGCTTTTAAATTAAATGATACTTCAGGAAGTTATTTCTTTACTGTAGATAGTTACCCAGTATCGTTCCCTAGAAATAAGATACCTCTGTATGTTTCACCGTCAGGCGCATCATACAATCTTAGGGACTCACTAGATTTCAGACCGCATGCAGAACCTCTATCTCCAGCAACATATGCTAACGCCGCTTCACTCGCGACAGCGCCAACGGTAAGCGATTCTTCAACTGGAGTTAACGTATCACCAACGTTCTCAGCGTCACACCAAATTATCACTCCGGCTCTAAATCAGTTCGGGTCACTAAACTATGAGTTTTTCTTTAACAGAACGGATCTTGTAACTGTAGACTCTTACGGATCTATAAGTATAGTAAAAGGCGTTGAAGCAGAAAAATCGCTTCCTCCAAGCGTGGTTAGCGACCAAATTGCTATAGCTGAAATATACGTGCCAGGAAATCCTGCACTAACTCCAGATGAAGCAGACTCAAGTAGTAAGCCACAGTATAGGGTTTCAACTCGTCTTAAAGGAACTAAATCCTATAAGATGAAAGATATCCAAAACATAGAAGAAAAATTAGATGCTCTAAAATACTACGTTCTTCTATCATCTCTCGAAGCTGAAACGAAAAATCTTAATGTAACTGATGAAAACGGCTTAACTAGATTTAAGAATGGAATTATAGTAGATCCGTTCAACGATCTTAATATTGCAAATCTTGAAGATACTGAATATAACGCAGCGTTGGACTTTACAGAAAAGTCTCTAATGCCGTCAGTGAAAACATTTCCTATTAATATGGTATATCATTCATCGTCTTCGGCAACTCTCTTTCCATCAGAGTCAAATGTTAAGGTCGCGACTCTTCAGAGAAACGCAGATGTTTCGATCATAGCACAACCATACGCAACAGAATTTAGAAATTGCGTAAGTAACTTCTATAGTTACAAGGGTGTTGGTAATCTCGTTCCTGAGTTTGACACAGTGTATGATACGGTCACGAACCCTGTGAATGCGGACATAGATCTTGTCACTCCATTCCAACAATTTTCTGATGCGATACAAGAGTTTATACCTTTAACATCTACAAGTAGTGAACTCATAGCTTCAGAAACTTTAGATCCTGGTAGACGCGGATTCCTTGGAATCTTTGGCCGAAGAAATGCGGTAGTTGAAGACACCTTTAGAGACACAACTAGAACCGTCCAGGTTACGGGTCAACAAGTAAACGAGCAGAGAGTTGGAGATTTTGTAACCAACTTTAGTTTCGAACCATATATGAGAGCAAGAGATGTTAACATATATGTCTCGGGTCTGAGACCAAACACACAACATTATTTCTTCTTTGATGAAAGAGATGTTAATATACACGTGTCTCCAGGAAGCGCGGTTGATAGCGCAGACAATGTTACTCGCCTTGGTGCTAAAGGCGACGCAGTATTATCTGATGCAAACGGTGTATTAAGAGCAGTGTTCAGCTTACCTGAAGCAACGTTCTTCGTCGGTGATAGAAAGCTAGAGATCGCTGACGTGGATCAATACGCATCTATCGAAAGTGGTGGAACCTCTTACTCTGTTTTAACATATAGAGCATATAACTTCTCTGTAGAAAAAGCATCGTTCACTCTAACGACTAGAACACCAGAATCCTTTGTAACCGAAGTTGTTACAGAGAGAAACGTGACTCGTAGAGGAAGACCTACTGGAGGAAAGGATCCAATTGCCCAAACATTCTTTACCAAAAAAGGTATGGGTCTAGGATCAAACACGGTGTTCATATCAAAAGTAGATCTGTACTTTAAGAGAAAGAGCACTATCAACGGCGTCACCGTAGAACTTAGAGAAGTTGTAAATGGGTATCCATCATATACGGTTATACCTTTCTCAAAAGTACACCTTACTCCTGCTCAAGTTTCTACATCAGACGACGCTTCGGTCACAACTACAGTTACTTTCCCAGCACCAATAAGATTAGATGTAGAAAAAGAATACGCGCTTGTCATAATGCCAGATGCATCGGATCCTGACTACCTAGTCTTTACTTCTAAGGTCGGCGGAACAAACCTAACACCTGGCGCAAACCTAGGTCTTCCTGTCGTTCAAGACTGGGGTGACGGTGTTCTATTCACTTCTACAAATGGAACTGCATGGAAATCGTATCAAGATGAAGACCTTAAGTTTAATCTATACCGCCACAACTTTAATGCTCCTGCCGGATCAGTTACTTTTATAAATGACAATAACGAGTTTATTACAACGCAAAACAACATTGGAAGATTCCAAGTAGGTGAGGTGGTCTATAAGTTAGAGACCGCGGATGCGTCAACTTCAAATACTGTTAGTGTTGTAGCTGGCAATAATCAAATTACTGGAACTAACATGGACACCACGTACTCAAGCGGAGATTACATACTGCTTGATAACGGATCTACGAACAAGCAGATCTTTAGAGTACAGAGCTCAAACACCACTGTTGTTGTATCTGATAGGCCGGCTGCGTTTACAGATTCTATCGCCGCATACCCAATAACATTTGGAACTCTAACTCATTACGACTTCAGGTATCCAAATTTCATAATGCTTGAAAAATCAAGCGCAACATCCACTCGAAAGTTTGCCGCTGGAAATACTCTGTATGGGTTCGATAGCGGGACTGAGAGTACGGTCGTGTCTGTTGATAACGCAGAATATAGTTATATCCAGCCTATGATCATGAGAACTGATGATAGTGTAACTAGAACTGCTCTAAGTGGAACATTCGTAGATCCAAACAATACTTCAAATATATACACAAAGAACATGCTGTTTAATGATAAGGTCACGTTTGGCGAAAACGGCATGGTAGTATTTAGTAAGTCAAACGATCCTGATAGAAACAAAGGATTGAAACTTACGGTATCAATGACGAATGGCGGTAATACAACATCGTCGCCGTTCATAGATGTTGAAACCGCAACGTTACTTGCTTATCAGTGGAAGATAAGTAACAGCGCGGCTAATACTTCTAAGTATGTTTCAAAAACCGTTCAGCTGGCCGAAAATCTCGACGCAGAAGATTTTAAACTCTACGTTACTGGTTATAGACCAAACGGAACTAATATAAAAGCTTTTATTAAAGTTCAGTCTCCAACAGACCCCGCTGTTTTTGAAACTAACGATTGGATAGAATTAGAACTCGTAAGTGGTGTTAATACATTCTCGTCGTTAAGCAATACTTCAGACTTTAGAGAGTTTGAATTTGGAGTTTCAGACGCGAATAAAACACTAGGAGTGCTAACTTATACCAATTCGTTTGGAACGTTTGAAGGATATAGAAAGTTTGCTATTAAGATAGAGCTATATTCAGAAAATATATTTAAAGCACCAAGACTTCTTGATTACAGAGGGATATCACTAACATGAATCTTGTAAGAGACGAAAAAACTGGAGCTCTCCTAAACAACGATGTTACATCTCTTAATAAATATAAATTAGAAAGAGATAGAATTCGAAAAATGGACTTACTTTCAAAAGAAGTTAAAGAGATAAGAAAAATTTTGAGTTCAGTTTGCGAAAGACTCGATAAGATAGAAAGCGTGTAAGACATGGCAAAACCAGGTTTAAGTAATATAGTAACTACGCAAACTTTTCAAACGTGGTTGGATACAACCAACGATATGGTTGACATAATGAAAGCAGACGCCATGACAGCGTCTGCTCTAGGCGATACCGCATCAGGAAACTCAACGCTAATAGGAAGTTTTACCGCTAACAATATAATAGCATTCGACTTGCTGAGAGTTGATTCCATATCTCCAAAATTAGGATCTTCCACTGTAGGTTTTAATAATCCAATTTCCGTCACATCTTCAACGCAGACCGCCGCAACTGTAATCAGTACAAACGGTGCCAGAATAAACTACTCTTCTGGTTCTTCAACGTGGAGAACTGGATTTGAAGATACAACTACGAATAATTTTATTATTGATAACGGTGCTGGTACTACAAAACTATCTTTAACTCCAACTGGAAATCTTACAATCGCAGGAACCTTTAATGCGGTTGGCGGTATAGTTGCGGGAGCAGGAGGCCTAGTTGGAAATCTAACTGGCAACGTAACTGGAAACGTAACCGGTAATTTAACTGGCAACGTAACTGGAACTGTTAGCTCGCTAAGTAATCATACGACCGATAACTTGACTGAAGGAACAAACAGTTTATACTTCACAAACGCGCGCGCAAGAAATGCTATAAGCGCTAGTGGTATTCTATCTTATGATTCATCGACTGGCGTTATGACTCTAACGAATTCTACCGTGCGAGGGCTGCTGAGCGCAGGAACTGGCGTAACGTATGATAACACAACTGGAATCATATCCATAGGTCAGGCCGTAGCTACAACGAGCAACGTTACCTTTGCAAACCTAACCACGACAGGTACTATTACATCTACTGGTGCTATATCTTCAAACGGCGACGTTACTGCATTTGCGTCTTCTTCTGATATACGTAAGAAAGAAAACATAAACAGAATTGACAACGCATTAGAAAGAGTACTAAGCGTAGGCGGTTACACGTATAATTTTATTGGCGACGATAGACGCATAACCGGTGTCATAGCCCAAGAGATCGAAACAATATTGCCTGAGGCGGTATATGAGATAGACGATCCAAAATTTGGTTCAAAAACAAAAGCAGTACGTTATGGAAACATAGTTGGTCTTCTAATAGAAGCAATAAAAGAACTTAAGAGTGAACTCGACAGTATAAAGGAAAGTTCCAAATGATGATTACTGCTACGATCTATTAGTACAATATGACAATTAGTTGGCTGAGTAAAAATAAAAAAGTGCATGATCGTAAATTTATGAAAAAAGTGTCTAAGAATCGGGTGTATCTTATAATTCATCAAGCTTTTCGTAATAGGGCTTAAAATTATAACTCTTAAACCATCCTGCATCTTTTTATAAATAGAAAGAAAAAGAGGTTAAACGAATATGACAAAAATTTCAGATCTTGATGGGATTTCAGGCGATAAGACGAAATCAAGAGATCTCTTTGTCGTTGTTAACTTGGATCAAGGTGATGATGGCACAAAGAACATCACCCGCGCAGAACTCATAAATTCTTTAGAAGAAGAAGTATTTGATAATATCAAGATAGAAGGCGGTTATATTAGAGATATTCCTATAACCGATCCAAACATAACGGTTACCGAAACTCTATCTGGCGATATAGCTCCTACTGATTATTTCTACTTAAAGGACATATCTTCAGGAACTACTGTTGCGTTTTCTTACTCGCAGCTATACAACGAGATCGCAAAGTCTTCAAAGAAGGCTAGAAAGATATATGTAAGCGTTGAAGGTGATGACGATAACATAGGTAGTTATCTAGCTCCGGTAGCAACTCTTGAAAGAGCCGTTCGTATTGCTCAGGAAGCTTCCGAAGAAGTTGCACCAGGTTTATTAGGAAGACGAATAGTCAACATCACGGTTCATCCAGGAACGTATTATACAAACGGTGAGTTAGCGTTACCGGACTTCTGTTCAATAGTTTCATCGACTGGCCAGTACACTACAAATATTGTAATGAACCCTGGATACGAGTCAAAGAATTGCATTCTCTTAGGATCTGGGTGCTATGCGCAAGGATTTTCTTTCTTTAATCTTAAAGTAGATAACTTTGATTATCCTAGTTCTGGTTTTGCGTATGCGTTTAGACCTGGCGCAAGAATTACTAGATCACCTTACGTTAGAGACTCAAGCCAGATCTCAAACTACTTTGAAAGAGAGATACCACCTCTCTTAAATCCGTTTAACAGCCGAGGAACGATTGAAGACCTCGGATTCGAACTTACAGTTTCAAACGTTTCATCGAATACTGATTTCCAAGTTGGAGACTCGATAGAAACTAGCGATGGCGTAACTGGATTTATTTCAAGAGTTGAAGAGATTGGAACTGGAACTATATATGTTAGAAATAATAATGTAGATTTCACGGCCAATACAACAATCACGACATCGTCGGGCGGCACCGCAACAATAACTGTCGTTGGAGAAGAAGACTTTCCAAACAAGAACGTAGGTCGTGGAGGTGGGACGATACTCGCCGACCGAGCAGTTGTTGACCCAGATTCTATATTTCCATATATACTATGCTTTGGCGCTACTCCTCGTACTCAGAACGGTCTAGGATACGTTGCAAAGAACGGCGCTGGCATTAATGGTATCTCTTCTCTATCTATATTTTCTAGATGCGCGTTCTATGCGTTAGACGGTGGACAGATAACACTTAACAACTCCGGAACTCAGTTCGGCGACATCTCTATGAGAGCAAAGGGAACCACTCCTGTGTTCAATCCTAGAGAGACATCAGTAACTAGAGTTGCGAACGTAGAGCTAGCCGATACAATTATAAACTCATCAAACACCGTGATAGACGACCTATGGGAGTATTTAACGGACACTCTAGGATTCCAGGGGTACGACTCCGAAAAATGTAAGAGAGACACCAGATACATTCTAGAGGGTGTAGGGAACGATCTCGTACTAGGAACAAACTATTGGGCGGTTGTAAATGGAATTTCTTATAGAAGAGCAAGTTCTAGCATTGTAATTAGCAGCCAGCTCACAGAAACATCTGGAGCAATATCTTTTCTAAAATCTTCGGTTCAGAACCTTCTCGAGGATGCAACTAGCGTTTCTAGAACAAACGCTGCTTTTGATGAAATTATAGATATCCTGACGAATGGAACCGGAAACGCGAATGCTCTTACATTCACGAATACCGGAGTCACAAACCACGCAATAGCCAGAGATCTGTTGGTAGCTAATAAAACTAAAATACAAAACGATCTGATTACTTGGATAAACACAAATTATCCTTCTCTTGTGTATAACCAAACGACTTGCAGAAGAGACACCGGGTACGTAATAGACGCGTTAACACACGATTTAAACTATAACACAAACACTGCTACTATACTCAATGCTGAGGCTTATTTTGTTGGTACATCAAGCCAACTTCCTTTAAACCAAAGAGAACCAACCGCCGCGGCATGGAACAGACTTGGTGAGATATGCTCATCAATAATGTTGGGTACGTATACAGGACAGAGCACGGCCCCAGGTATTGCTTCTCAGAACGAAGCAAACAGATGTATAGAACTAGCTAATATCTTAAGAAATGTTATAAAGTATAACTCTCTTACTTATTTACCAGCTGCTGAGGAACCGGATCTGTCTTGGGTAAATAATACTTTCTCCAACAGCCGAGAAATAATAAACGATAATATCACAAATCTGCAGAAAACCACGATCGCATATGTAAATTCTGAGTATGACTTTATCGATGAAAATCTTACAAGAAGAGACGCTCTGAACTTCTTACGTTCCATCACTAATGACTTTAGAGAAGGAACACAAACAGGTACTCGCATCTTTACAGCTGGGCTCTTTAATTATAGAGGAAGACATGTTTTCTCTGTATTTAATCCAACTACCATTGGATTGAACTACATTGGAAGTGTGGCCGGGCCAAATACAACGAATTTACCGGCCGGATCTACAGTCGAGATTAATGACGCATATATCGTATATTCTAGCATAGCAAATATATACGATGGAACCATTTACTATTGGAACGGTTCTGCTTGGACTTCTGATGGTGCAAATGATATATCTCTCTTAAACGCTTTCACAAATTCGTGGGATCGTATGAGAGATACTATTAAGAGCCAGTTCTCTCTAACTGCTGGCGAAGAAGCGATGCTTGACGGTCTTATCGATGATGTTCTAATAGCAAGTGTAAGAAATCCTCTTATCATTAACTTTGGAAGCTTAGTAGAAAGTCTATCTCACCAGTTTAACCTTGCTAGCGCTGGTGTTAACGTAAACGCGCTTCCTCTAAACTTTAGAAGACTAGGACAGCCGATATCTGCTGCTGCGTCCGTTCTCCAAGAAGACGGAGGACGAGTAAGATGGTCCGGCGCGGACGAGTTGAACAACCAGTATTTTGCAAGAGGTCTTAGAATCAACGGTAGAACCGGAAGAATCGAAGGTCGCCCATTTACATCTTCAGTTAGGAAATTAGCTCGCAGAGCCGCAAATAGTAGGACATCAACATGACAACTATCATATCAACAAGTCAAGCGCCTGACGCAAAACCAATAGGTCTTAGTGTTGCGTTGACAACGAACTGGCAACCAATTATAGAAGTTCCTAGTTATGAAATACCAGAACTTGTCTTTGGAGGCAGCACGGTAGTAGTTCCAGGTGTTGCCGAGATCATAACTCCACTTCTTATTGCAAACAGAGACATACAGACTGTAGACGTAAGTGTAAGGATATATCGCGCAAGTTCAAACACTACGTTCTGGCTAGCGAATGAAATTCCGGTGCCTAAATTCGATGTCATTGCGTATCCTATGAATGGTCAGTTCATATATACTGGCGATATACTCGAAGTAAAAGCCACGACCAACAATACAGTCGATGTGACTATATCATATACGTTGGGTCAGGCGGAGGAAGACGATGTCTCTTAAAAGTATACGCGGAGCACAATTAACTCCGACTCGTTTATTTGACACTCCAGTCCCTATCACACTGGATCCAGTTGCGTTCCAGTTTACGGTAGTATATGGGCAGGATGGAAATCTTTATACTTCTGATGGAATTACCTGGAACATAGCTACAGCCACGCAAGGTATTCAGGGTATTCAGGGTAGCCAAGGTGTTCAGGGTAACTATGGCCCATCTCTCGTTGTGATTGGGACGATCGCTACTGTAGGTGCAACACCTCAGACCGCGCTAAATGCTGCGTTTCCAGGAGCTGCAGTCGGTGAAGGTGTTATTGATGAAACTACTCAAGATTTTTGGGTATACAACGGTACAAATTGGATTAATGCAGGCCCAATCGCTGGTGTTCAAGGTGTTCAAGGTGTTCAGGGTGTTCAGGGTACGCAGGGAACGCAAGGCCGCCAAGGTATTCAGGGTATTCAAGGTACAGTTGGGCAGGGTACACAGGGTTTCCAAGGTATTCAGGGAAATCAAGGCGTTCAGGGTATTCAAGGTACTGCTATCCAAGGTATTCAGGGTATCCAAGGTATTCAGGGTAGCCAAGGTGTTCAAGGTATCCAAGGTATAGATGGAACTCTTGGCGCAAAAGGCGATCAGGGTATTCAAGGTATTACAGGATCACAAGGTATCCAAGGTAGCCAAGGCATTCAAGGTATTCAGGGTACTTCTATCCAAGGTATTCAGGGTATTCAAGGTAACCAAGGCGTTCAGGGCATTCAGGGTACTGCCATCCAAGGTATTCAGGGTATCCAAGGTATTCAGGGTATCACTGGCGAACAAGGTATTCAGGGTGCGATGGCTGCTCGCGCATCTGTCGAAATTAGCGCTACTCCACCGTCTAGCCCAGGAATTGGTGACCTTTGGTGGGATCCGGAAAGCGGTGAACTCTATGTTTATTACGATGACGGCGATACTATTCAATGGGTAGAATCTACAAGCGTATTTGGCGTCCAAGGTAGTCAAGGTGTTCAGGGTATTCAGGGTACTGCCATCCAAGGTATTCAGGGTATAGCTGGAACTGGATCGCAGGGCGTTCAAGGTAACGCAGGTTCTCAGGGTGTTCAGGGTATTACTGGAGCGCAGGGTATCCAAGGTATTACCGGATCGCAAGGTGTTCAGGGTATCTCTGGATCGCAAGGTATCCAAGGTATCCAGGGTATTGAAGGAGAAGGTGTTCAGGGTATCCAAGGCATCGCTGGATCTCAAGGTGTTCAAGGTATTACTGGAGCACAGGGTATCCAAGGTATTGAAGGAGAAGGTGTTCAGGGTATCCAAGGCATCGCTGGATCACAAGGTGTTCAGGGTATCACTGGAGAAGGTACACAAGGTTCTCAAGGTATCACTGGATCGCAAGGTGTTCAGGGTATCTCTGGATCGCAAGGTATCCAAGGTATCCAAGGTATTGAAGGAGAAGGTGTTCAAGGTATTCAGGGTATCGTTGGCGAACAAGGTGTTCAGGGTATCACTGGAGCAGGTACACAAGGTTCTCAAGGTATCACTGGATCGCAAGGTGTTCAAGGTATTCAGGGTATCGTTGGCGAACAAGGCGTTCAGGGTACCGGTGGCGCCGGTGAACAGGGCGTACAAGGTATTACCGGATCGCAAGGCATACAAGGTATCACTGGAGATCAAGGTGTTCAAGGTACAGGTGGCGCCGGCGAACAAGGCGTTCAAGGTATCACTGGCGAACAGGGTATCCAAGGTATTACTGGCGAACAGGGTGTTCAGGGTATAACTGGATCTCAAGGCGTTCAAGGTATTACTGGAGAACAGGGTATCCAAGGTATCGCTGGAACTGGTTCTCAAGGTGTTCAGGGTATATCTGGTGAACAGGGAATACAGGGTATCACTGGTGAACAGGGCATCCAAGGTATCACTGGAGCACAAGGTGTTCAGGGTATCCAAGGTATCACTGGTGAACAGGGAATACAGGGTATCACTGGAGATCAAGGTGTTCAAGGTACTGGGGGTGCTGGAGAGCAAGGTGTCCAAGGTATCACTGGATCTCAAGGCATTCAGGGTATTACTGGCGCAGGATCACAAGGTGTTCAGGGTATCACTGGTGAACAAGGCATTCAGGGTATCACTGGTGAACAAGGTGTTCAGGGTATCACTGGTGAACAAGGCGTACAGGGTATCACCGGATCTCAAGGTACGCAAGGAACCGGAGCTCAAGGTATTCAGGGTATCACAGGCTCTCAAGGAGTTCAGGGTATTCAAGGCCCGGAGTCTGCTTCTGCTTCAGCAACAGATCTTCAAGCAACAAATGATACTTCGACGAACGCAAGCTTCTATCCTGTGTTTGTAGCTAACGTTGGCTCCGTTCAGACTGTTAATGCGGCCGATAGTAAGTTATATTTCAATCCAAGCACTGGAACACTCAACGCGACAAACTTTAACTCTCTTTCTGATATTGCGCATAAGAAGAATCTCAACCCAATTTCTGAAAGCCTGGACATCTTAAGTAAGATAAACACGTACGAATTTAATTGGAAGAGCAACGATATAAAGAGTTACGGTGTAATCGCTCAAGAGTTTGAAAAGATTATGCCTGAACTCGTAGAAACAAATGGAAATGGAGATAAGACGGTGGCTTATATACCGCTCATTGCTATCATGATTGATGCAATAAAGAAATTAGGAGAGAGAAATGGCAGCATTTGATTTTCCTACGTCTCCAACGAACGGCCAGCTCTATGCTTTAAACGGTAGAACCTATCAATACAACGCAGCTAAGCAAAGATGGGATGGTTTTACAGTAAATGGCGCGCAAGGTATCCAAGGTATCACTGGTGAGCAAGGCATCCAAGGCATTTCCGGAAATCAGGGCGTCCAAGGTATTCAGGGTACCGGGGGTGCAGGTGAACAGGGTGTTCAAGGCATTACTGGATCTCAAGGTATCCAAGGTATCGCCGGTTCTATAGCTTCGCAAGGCGTGCAAGGCATTCAGGGTATCGAAGGCGCGGGCGGGCAGGGTGTTCAAGGTACTACTGGATCTCAAGGTATCCAAGGCATCGCGGGTGCCGTAGCTTCACAGGGTGTACAAGGTATTCAAGGAACCAGTGGGGCAGGATCTCAAGGCGTTCAGGGTATTACCGGATCTCAAGGTACGCAAGGAACCGGAGCTCAAGGTATTCAGGGTATCACCGGATCTCAAGGTATAACTGGTGTATCCGGTGCAAACACGGTTCCTGCTGCAGGAACCAAGACGTCTTCTTACACATTAGCAGCTGGAGATGTAGGAGATTTTGTTGCTATAGGATCCGGCGGTAGCATCGTAATACCAAGCGGTGTGTTTTCAACTGGCGATATAATTTCAATTTTCAATAATACTTCATCAAATGCGACAATTACTTCTTCTGCAGTAACTTCATATATTTCTGGTGCTGACACTGACGTTTCTAGTATCACCTTGTTTACAAGAGGTCTCTGCACGATCTTGTTCGTAGGTACAAACATCTGTGTAGTCTCTGGTGCAGTTTCGTAATGTCAATTGGAAATCTAAATATGCTCTTGGGAACGACTGCTTATCTTAGTAGTTATAGTATTAGTTCCTCGGCCGCTTCTATCAATGAAGGAAATACCGTCACTGTTACCGTAAGCGCAAGGGTCCCGGATAGTACTACTGTAGGATATACGGTCACTGGAGTAAATGCAGAAGATCTATCACGGAGTACAACAGGTACATTTACGCTTACAAGTAATCAAGGCATATTAGATTTCCCAACACTAATAAACGACGATATGGAAATATTCCTAGCCGTTGAGCCACTCAGTGGTTCTAATCTTAGTGTTGTTAAGTATAGAACAACGGCAGATCTGCAAAGCCCAGTACTTGAAGGGCAATACTTTTACCCGGTCGGTAGCAGTCAAAGAGCTAGTTCGATATTTTTTAAACCAGACGGTGAAAAATTTTGGTTACTAGACAATAATAATGATGAAATTGCTGAGTTCAGTATGACACCCGAACCAAGCGTGGATCAATGGGATCTCAGCACGGTTGTTGCTGGACCAGTTGATCCCTACAGTACACTTGGAACGAATCACCAAGGTCTTTGGATTTCGAGTAGCGGTACACAACTATTTCAAACTGATCGTGCTTTAAGCAGAATAATACAAGATACAATAACTGCGTGGAATCCAACCTTTTCACTTGGCCCACAGAGTCCAGAGAGAACCTTGGACATATCGGCAACCGCAAGCCTTCCTACTGGAATACACGTAAAACCGGATGGAACGAAGGCATTCGTAGCAGACGTATCAAATCCGACACTAGGTTCTCCTGGTGCAATTTTAGCATACTCTGGTACTGCGTTTCAGTGTAACACTTGGACATTTTCTACATCGTTAGCAGTAGGTTATTTTCCGCTTGATGTGCGCGTGAATGATACTGGTACTAAAATGTACACGGTTGGAGACAATAGAATAATATATTACTATACGTTAAGTACTCCTTGGGACTTAAGCACGGCGACGTTAGTATCGTCTCTAAATCTATCCGCATCGTATAGTCTAATTCAAGGAATTTATATTGCAAATCCTGCATCAGAAACATTTAGACTTACACTCGACGCAACGGACAGTATAGGTAATCAAACCGGATCGAAGTTCGTAGATGTAGTCATAAATGATTATGTTACGCCAGGATTTCAACTTTTTTCTACTCCTGGTACCACAACATTTACTGTCCCTAATGACGTTACTAGTGTAAACGTGGTTGCTATCGGTGGGGGCGGTGGCGGACAGATTAGCCGAGGAACATCTGGTGGTGGTGAAGTACCTGCTAGCGGCGGCGGCGGGGGCGGTCTCGGCTGGAAAAACAATATTGCTGTTACACCTGGAAGTACTTATACAGTCCTCGTTGGGCAAGGTGGTGCTGGGGCCACTATAGTTGGAGACCAGCTTTCGACTACCGTAAACGGTAGTCCTGGATTTGATAGTTATTTTATAAGCTCCGGCACGGTTAAGGGTGGATTCGGTGGCGGCGGCGATTCTGATGGAGGATCTGCCGGGACGTTTACTGGCGATGGGGGCGGGAATGGCGGTGTAGGGCAGACTCGATCTTCTGGTTATGATGGCGGGGGCGGCGGCGGGGCGGGCGGTTATTCTGGAAACGGCGGCGGCGCAACTAGCGGTCAAGGAAATAATCCAGCAACAAATTCTGGAGGAGGGGGTGCCGGTGCGAGTAGAGAATATAGCCCAGACATTTCCGGCGGATTTATTTCGGAAGGCGGTGACGGCGGCGGAGTAGGTGCTCACGGTAAGGGCTCTGACGGAGTAGGAGGCGGGGCGACACAGATTAGTGGAGGTACAACAGCTCCTAGCGGAACTGCCGGCAGTTTTGGTTCTAGTCAAACTTATGGGGGCGGCGGCGGCGGAGCTATGTACGCTTACTTTGACAGTGGTGCTACACGAACTGCTTCTTCAGGAAGCCCTGGCGCTGTTCTTATAAGATGGGGCACCGGCACGACGTTCCCTGATTATAAAAATCCTGCATCATACTAAATGGATTTAAGTATTCGAGATCAATTTATAAATAGTTAAGATACACAAGGGAGATCTTGAGAATGTTGTTTAATACGAACGGATCTGTTAACAAAACGCGCTTGTGTGATCTTACTCAAATAATAGGACGCTCTGGCGAGCAACGGGTGTAAACATGGCATACATAATAAAAGGCACTACTGTTATAAGTGATGCGGGCGCGATTGATTCCGCACAGAGTAAGATAATTGCAAACAGTTCGTTGGCGCTCGAAGAAGCTATAGTATATTCACCAGTGCAAGGTAGTACGAGTGGATATACATCAGGTGGAGAAATTGCAAGCCTTAACTATGTGAATACTATCGACAAGTTTCCGTTTGCGGCAGACGGAAATGCTACCGATGTTGGTGATCTAACAGCACCAGCTCGTCGAGCAGCAGCAGGTCAATCAAGCGCTGAGTCTGGGTATACTTCAGGCGGTCAATCGCCAATACTTAACACAATTGATAAGTTTCCGTTTGCAGCTAATGCTAATGCCACTGACGTCGGTGATCTTACACAAGCAAGAGCCGCCCCTGCCGGCCAATCTAGTGACGTAAGCGGTTATACATCTGGCGGAGTGACTGGGCCTACTTACGTTAACACTATAGATAAGTTTCCTTTTGCTGCAAATGCCAACGCAACAGACGTTGGTGATCTTACACAAGAAAGAGTAAACGTTGCCGGCCAATCTAGTGACGTAAGCGGTTATACATCTGGGGGATTTAATCTTTCTACTCTTGTTAACACTATATTCAAGTTTCCTTTTGCATCTAACGGTAATGCCACAGACGTTGGTGATCTTACACAAGCAAGACTAAGCTCTGCCGGCCAATCTAGTGACGTAAGCGGTTATACTTCTGGAGGACTTGACCCAGGAATTACTCCTCCTCCTACTCTTGTTAACACTATAGACAAGTTTCCCTTTGCGACAGACGCCAATGCTACTGACGTGGGTGATCTTACACAATCAAGGTTTGGCCCGGCAGGTCAATCAAGTACAGAATCTGGCTACAATTCAGGCGGGGTCTTGCCTGCGTACGCAAACACTATTGACAAATTTTCATTCGCGGCAAACGCCAATGCTACTGACGTAGGAGACCTTACACAAGCAAGACTTTACGCAGCAGGTCAACAGGTATAAATAAACTAGAGTAGAGTTGGAGAAAGTAAGTCATGGCATTTAAGATAAACGGATCTGATGTTATAGGTGCTGCTAGATCGTATGCCAGTACCGCAAACGTATCCGTCACAGATTCCATCATCATCGCAAATAACGATTCGTTGGATGCCGTGAGTGGATCGGCTGCCGGATATACTTTCTCGGATGGTACCGTTGTGATTGGAGAAGACGGTCTAGCGTTAAATGATATTACTCTACGAGATGCTTCGATAGAGGTGACTGGGCCGCTGTTTCAAGGAACGATAAGCGGATATGCTTCTGGGGGAGGCGACGGTCCCCCGGCGGGTCTCACAATAGAGAAGTTTTCATTTACGTCAGATGGAAATGCCACAGATGTTGGAGACTTAACTGTCCAAAGAGGATACGCCTCAGGTCAAAGCAGTTCTGTTTCAGGATACACTTCTGGAGGACTCGCCGGCGGTGCTCTCAATACGATCGACAAGTTTCCATTTGCTTCAAATGCGAATGCCACAGATGTAGGAGACTTAACGCAAGCTAGAAGGAGTATCGGCGGCGGGGGCCAGACTTCTACTGTAAGCGGTTATACTTCAGGAGGCTTTGTTCCTGCAGCTGTTAATACCATAGATAAATTTCCGTTTGCTGTAAATGCAAACGCCACAGATGTTGGGGACTTAACTGTAGGAAGGTATAACATTGCAGGACAATCGAGTACTGAATATGGTTATACCGCCGGTGGATCACCTTCGAATATAATTGACAAGTTTCCATTCGCTGCCGATGGCAATGCTACAGATGTAGGCGATTTATCAATAGGAAAATTGGGGCCAGCTGGACAGTCTAGCACCGTGTCTGGCTATACTTCCGGATCATTCCCAGGTAGCAACGTAATAGATAAATTTCCATTTGCTTCAAATGCTAACGCGACGGACGTGGGTGACCTTAGCCAAGCAAGAGGGTCTAACGCTGGACAGAGTTCTACTACGAATGGTTATACTTCTGGCGGGACGTACCAGTTCCTGCCTACTGCGGTCAAAAACACAATAGATAAGTTCCCATTTGCGGCGGATGCTAACGCTACGGACGTAGGTGATCTTACGGTTACAAGATCCTCCCCGACAGGACAACAGGTATAAAACATGGCAAAAGTAATTACAGAAAATTTCGCGTTTACACAGTATGCTGATGGTATAGAATTTAACGGTAAAGC